TCTTCTGCGCCAAGCTCGTCTTCTGTGGCGTGGAGTTCGCTTTCAAGCTCATCTTCTTGCTCGTTTAGATCATCTTTGCCGCGACCGGTATCGGATTCATCACCCTTACGCATCCCTTTGCCAGAATAATCAGTATCGTCTTTGTCCTTACCAGCGCCCTCGTCACCAGGTTTTGCGCCAGTCCACTTTTCACTAATAAAGCCATCACCGAGAGCTTCCATATTTGCGAGCTTCATCATGCGACGAACGGTTCCTTCTTTTAATAGGGGCTTTTTGTTTTTTGCCATTTTGCAGTTTTCTCCTTAACTTTTTGCAAGTCTTACTCGTATAAATAGTAGGCAAATCTGGAAAAAGACTACTATAAAATGTTGAAAAGAGACTTCAATCGCGTATTTAACTTCTTAAGAGCGCCGGATTCGATTTGCTTCACACGCGATGGTGTTAACTTTAGACGATCACCAATCTCGCGAAAGACAAGTTTGTCGTTTCTTTGCACACTTATTTCAGTACAATTATAATCTTTTGGATAATCTATCCACAATCTACAATCAGTTTGTGTGCAAGATTTCTTTTTCTTTTTGCACTTATCATAACAACTCATAATTCTGGGTGTTCCTTTTCTAGAATATCAAAAATATTCTCAACTTCTTCATCGCCTAGAGCAAACTTATTCCTAACAGATCCAGCATCTTTAATATTGGTCATTATTTTTTTGCGCTGAGTGTTGTTTTGAACTGAAATCTTTTTCTTAAACTTATTGATATACACCATTAGATCTGAATCTTTATTAATATACCCTTCCATCAATAAGCGAAAAAACTTTACTTGGGTCAGACTATCATATTGAAGCTGAAGTTTAAAATCTGCCTTCGTTCGCTGAGATACCGTAAACATAACTTTTGTTTTCTTGTCTTCCATTTATCTTTCCATCGTTCCAACTACAGGGTAATGAATAAACTGTGACTTAGTGGCGAGGAATACAACGACTGCTGACGGGAACGGGGCAGAATTGGAAACGGAAGTAAAAGGATTAACAAATTTTAATCTTCCCTTGATAAAATAAATTTTATTAGCATCACTCATAATATAATTGTGCCAATATTTAGTATCCGTGCGAGCGGGAATTAACATCACGACCGTTGCAGAATTGTAAGTAGCCTCATAATGGGCTTTCTCAACCCACTTACCAACATCACTATATGGAGGATTTACAAAAACTACCTCATTTTCCCAACTTTTGGAAAGCCCATCATCTTCAAGGGTGTAATATTTATCACACTTGTGATTCTCGGCGCTAGCGCAGGGATCTAAAGTAAATTTATATGCCTTGTTTAACTTGTTAAAAAATTCTGGTGGTGTGCCCCACATATCAGATTTTGAACTAAACATTAGTTTTTGAATTTTCGTATCCATCTTTTATCTCGTCTATTAATTGTGTTGCCCTTGACCAACAGTCAGGACAATATAGTCTTACTTTGTCTTCCTTCACAACAACGCTCCATGACATCACCATTTCTTTATTTTTTTTGTCAAAATCTTTTTGACATACCAAACAGTGATCTTCAAGCTTGCTAAAAAGTCCAACCTTTTTTTGCAATTCTTTCTTTGCGGCGTTTTCTTTTTTACGACGCAATTTTCTTGAGAGGGTTGCCATAATTAATTCTTATCGGTAGAACCCAAAGCACCATCACCTCGATCAGAAATAGTAATCGGATACCAATTGTATAGATCCCCATTTTGAGTTTCAACTGCGCGGAAATGAACCACGGGAACCATGACTGCTTGAGCAATTTTGGTGGCCGGATCGATTATTTGTGTTTCTTTTCCCACATTATGAAGGTTAATAAAAACTTCGCCGTCATATCCGCTGTCAACAACACAAGCACCTACAATTAGTGAACGCTTGGATGCAATCCCAGATCGGTTCTTAATCTCCAACATATATCCATGCGGAATACCAAAACGATAACCAGTGGGTAACAACCTACTTTCGCCAGGTTTAATCCTAATAGAATCAAGCTTAGGGCTTGGTAAAATCCCAACAGGTTCTGGGTTAAAGAACAAATCTAATCCTGCATCGCTTGGATTAGCCCGTTCGGGCGGCTGTACATCATTTCTTAATCTTGTATATTCAATAATCATTTATTTCTCCTTTGAAAGATATCGCGTATCTCTTATACTAAGCCATGAACGCAAAAGTTTTCCCTGCGCTGGGCCTTCTGAATGTCTATTGTACCACATTACTTTCCAGCCAGTTTTTTCGTAATCATATAAAATTGAGGCATCATTGTTTAAAACATCTGTCCAAGTAGACAATACCTCAATCTCTAAACCCTTTGGTGTTCTTGTTGCTGGTAAATTATTCTCTATAGTTTGATTTATTACCCGACGAATCTCATTCTTATCAGGCTTATAATCATCTATAAACAATTCATAATCATCTTCCACTTAAAAATACCTCTCACAATAATATAGCAATATCCAATCGCCTGAATATTGGTCTTCTACAACGTCAAATTCTTTTACCTTTTTCTTTTCTCGTCCAAGTTTGTTTCCATAATAAGCTGCTCGTTCTATCAAGTATTCAGAAATTGTGCCATTTGCTTCGTATTCTGCTTCATCACGAGCAACGATCAACCTAAATAATTCAAGCGTTTCTTCACCTTTATTCTTCATTTATTAACCTACTAATTTAAAATTCCATTTAATGGAGCGAGTAGAAAATCCCCATTGAGGATCATGCTCCAGCTTGCTCACATACGGTCGATTCACATGCACGACTTCATTTGGGCGCACGTTCCAACATTTAATATTTGTTGTTTGACATGTTTCGTCAATTGCGTTTATAATCCAAAATGTTTTACCATTACGAGTTTTTTTAGGAATGATTTCTCGTGGGATAAACCAACACAATTGCAAATCTTTATCATATTCAGCCAAAGGGGGAACCTTTAAAAGTTCCAATCTTTCTTTAACCTTTTTGTCTAAGACCAATTCAAAAGGAAAGATCCCTGTTAAATTTACAACATTTTCAATCTTTTCTTCTTCGGAAAAATCCGGTTCGCTTAGATTATTCTTTATATTTTCGTCTAATTTCTTCTTATTTTTTGGTCGGCTGTCTATAATAGATAACCATAAATGCCGACAATGTTTAAACCGATCATCCACAATCGTATCACATGCACCAGAGCGCACAAGGACATCCAAAGATTTTTTATTAAGTTTAGAATAACTTATTTCCTCATTAAATAATAATTCTTCAATAGTGTTGAATGGTCGATGTTCAAGAATTTGATCCATCGCTTTATCACCCAAACCTTTGATAGAGGTTAAGGGTTGAACCAGCTTACCCTCTGGTGAGATTTCCCAGTTTCTTCCAGATAAATTAATGTTAACTTCTTGGATTTCATAACCCAAATTCTTTACAACATTAATTGCTCTTTCTTTACGAGTTTCGGGTTCCTTATTTAAGAAAGCTGCCAGCCATTCTGCTGGGTGATAGTTTAGTAACCAAGCACACTGGTAAGATAGAATACTATAACCGACAGCATGGGACTTATTAAAGCCATAACCACTAAAATACTCAAAAGTTTTCCAAAGAGTCTCTGTCTGCTCCTTTTTAATTCCTTTTTCTGTGCATCCTGCCACGAATTTGTATAAATTTTAAGCTTTTCTTCTGCACCCTTACCAGTTCCTTTCTTAGTTAATAATTTGCGCAATAGATTACCTTCATCAAGCGAAATATCTTTACCCAAACGATGAGCTAAGAGGGCAATCTGTTCTTGAAAGATTAGGAAACCATAAGTTTCTTCTGTTACTTCTTTAACAATTGGATGAATGTATTTAATATCTTCCGGGTTTCTCTTTGCTTTAACATATTCTTTATCAACCTTTGCGCTTAATGGTCCGGGTCTAAAGATTGAAGTAATCGCTGCAATATCAATTAGACTTGTAGGTTTTGCTCGCTTGCAAAACGCTTGGGCACCAGTTTCAGTAAACTGGAAAACTCCCGCCCATTTGCCTTTCTGAAATATGTTTTTATATATCTCTTTATTATTAAAGTTTAATACATCTGGATGAAGATTGTGATCATAGAATGTTTTTACATTCTTAAATGTAGGGTTGGGATTAGTTTTCTTAAGAATTCTTAAAATTGCATCTTCGATCATTCTTAGAGTTCCAAGCCCCAGAATATCAAACTTAATGAATCCCATTGGTTCAAGATGACGAACGTTTTGACCTTCGGTCCAAGGGGTTTGTCTTACTCCACCTGAATAGATTAGTGGCATATATTTATTTAATTCTTCGCCAACCACCAGACCACCAGCGTGGCGGGATTGAGATCGCACTTGTCCCTTTAGAGTTCTAACATGCGGTTCGACTTGTGGATATTTCTTTAAAAATTCCTGAAGGCTTGTGCTATATTTCATCAATTCTTCGAACGTTGGTTCGTAGACACCCGCTTTTATTCCATGTTCTCTCTTGGCTGGGCCGATAGCTTCAAAGACCATTTTCTTTGTTACAATATTAACTTCTTGATAAGGAATGTCATAAAACTTTGATAGATCTTTAATCAAAGACCGCAATTGAAGTGTATTCCAGTTTGAAATAGGAACGACATTATCTTCTCCCCATTCTTTAACTAATGATTCTTTGAGTGTCATTGGGTCTGAAACATCATAATCGATATCAGGATAATCTTTTGCGTCCGATCTTAGAAAGCGAGAAAAGAGCAATCCATATTTAATTGGATCAACTTGAGTAATTCCAAGTACATACGCCACCAGAGAACCACCAGCAGATCCGCGTGATGGACCTGTAATTTGCATTGATGTTGCTTTGTCTGCAATTGCTTTCATTGTTAAAAAGTAGCGGCTGAAGCCTCGGCCTTTAATGACTTGTAGTTCGTGCTCAAGACGATTAACGTAGGTTAGATCGGTAAAACCTTTTGCTTGTAAATTATTAATCGATGCGGTACTCAGTGCTTCATCTTCAGTCATCCCTTCGGGAATAACAAATGATGGAAGTCGAACGGTATTATCTGGATAAAACTTTTCAATTCGATTGTGCGCGATGTGATGTGTTCTGGCAATTGACTCCTTAACCAATTCGTCATCAAATTTATAACCTAATTCTGATGAATACTTTTTATATGACGCAAACATTTGATCGCCATTTTTAGGATATAGTTCCATTCCATATTCATCTAAATCTTCAGCCATTTCGCCAAAGAATGCGATTGCTCCTGGTCTGAATCGTTTGTATAACTCCCTTGACTTCCACACATCAGGATTAAAGTAGTGACTGTCGGCAGTTGAGATTAATTCAAGCCCGTACTCCTTAGCAATCTGGATAACAAATGTGTTTAATTTCATCTGGGTTGGATGCTTAAACCATTGTAGTTCTGCATACCATCGATCACCCAAAATACTTTGCATATTTTCAGTAGTTTTGCGCATAGCATTTAGGACAGCCTCATCCCCATTATCCATATTTTCCCACAAATCTCCTGCATAAACTCCACCTAAACAGGCAGAAGAAGCGATGATACCTTCACTATGGGTTCGCAGTAGATCATAATCAATTCTCGGAAAGCGATAAAAGTTTCCTGGCTTATATGATTGTGAGATTAACTTAAAGATATTGTTAAGACCTGTTTGATTTTGGGCTAAAAGGACCAAGTGCCGTCGTCGGTTGAGAATGTCTTTCACTGATTTAGTTTCTGATTCGTCTTCTACTGTAAAGCCTCCGCTTGTTGCGTCTTTCTTTGTCTTCTTGTCTGTTTTGCTTTGATTGTAAACTTCTTCCCATTCGTTGAGAGATGGGATAAAGTAGGCTTCGCAGCCATAAATTGGTTTAAAGTTCTTGCCTTCTTTTTCCATTGACTTTGCGTGAAGAACCTGATAGGCTAAACCATTACAGTTGCCATGATCGGTCAATGCCAAAGCATCACACCCATTTTCATAAGCAAAGTCCATGTGCTGTTGAGGATATCCTATCGCGTCGAAGGGAGAACCCGCAGTAGAATGAGCGTGAAGACCAACGAATGGAATAGAGGACTTAATCATGTTGTTATACTACACGATTTTGAGCTTCCTGTCAAGTGTTTTGTTTAAGATTTGGTTTAATTAATGTTAAAACTTCTCGACATTCTTTAGCCATCTCGTCTTGTCGAAGCTCAAAGTAAGTGTTCATGCGTTGCTGAAAGAAATTAACCATTATGGCATAGACTTGTTGTTGTCCACTTTCAAGGCCATCTTCATAACCTTCTTTTATTAACTTATCCGCATATTCTTTATCATAAGTTGTTGCTGATTTTGATTTGGTGGGTGATTTTTTTGTTGCTGCCATTATTATTACCTTTTATATAAATATGCTCTTCAACTCCATTTTGCTTTTAAAAAACTATTTAGTGATACAATGAGTTTTGGCGGAGGGTTTTCGGGCGGGAGGAAAGGTTTGAGGGTAATAAGTGGATCCCACGGGCAAGTTTTACGCTTTCATGAAAGTAAAAAAGCAGTCATTGGCAGTAACGATTTTACAGTAGATAACGACACGGGGCGGGTTGGTCTTACCGGATCACTAACTTTAAAAGGAAGTTTGTCACATTCCGGCAGTATTGCTCCCGAGAATAATGAAGATTTGGGAAAGACGGACCAAAAGTATTCGAACGTCCATACCGACAACATATCTACAACCAACCTTTACACTGGCGATCTTCATATGAAAAATGAGCGAGGTGACTGGACAATCTTTGAGGAAAGTAATTCCTTGATTGCCCAGAACAACCTCACTGGCGAGCGTTTTAAACTCGCAATGGAAAAGATTGAAGATTAACTACCAATCACCTGCATAGATCGCCGCAATGTTCGCATCGCTTAGTGTGATATCATAAAACCGCAAATCCGAGAAATAGGGGGCAGTGTACTGTCCGGCAGTCCCAGCCGGGTGCTTGAGCCCCCCGATGGATAAAAACATGTTCGTGGCGTTTGTCCCAACTGATGTGTCGATGTTTAATAGATATCCGTCTGCGTCGTAAGCTATCGTCTTGACTCCGTCGATCCACGCTTCAAACTCATTTGAAGTATCATTAAAGGTCAGCACATAGTGCCGCCAGCTATCCATCGCAAGTGCTTCGGTCCACATGTTATGTCCGGGATCCAGATCCCCTCCAGCGTAGCCCCAAACCACAAAATTGGAGTAATAATATCTTACGCCCCAAGCCCCCGGCCACTGCCAGCTTGACGAGTCAACGCAGCCGATCCAATGGTGCCAGTTGCTATTATTATAGCTTGCCGTGTCATCTTTCATCCACCAGCTTACTGACCACGTGTTTGTGTCGAACAAATCCCCTAGTGCTGTGTTTGAATCGTCCGACCTCGCAAACACGCTACCGATCCCATCGGTCCCGTCGAACTTAATTGCGTCAGGACTGCCTATTGCGGACGGACCTGTTTCGTCTGCGGTAACTCCACCCGACAGCGTCATATCCGTTGACGATGCACTTAATCCATAGTCTGTCGCCGCTGACGTACTTCCTTCATTCATTTTGTACCAGTGAGCGAGATTCTCGCCCGCTGTGATTGACTCAGGAATGCCGCCACCGCCGCCTGATCCTGCTATTCTAAAAACTAAACTTCCCATAATATTTTATCTCCTTTTAACACGAGCCCGTGTCCATATTTGTTAATGTGCCGTCATAGCCATTTGGACCTCTGTCGGTTAATGTGCTGTTTCCTGCACCTTCTTCCATACTCCAATAGCCCACAATGTTGGAGGAGCTAACATTACTGGCTGCCGTTCCGGTGCCACTGTTATATAGATCACTGATCGCTCCAGAATCAAGACGGACATCCCATACAGCCACATCATCTATGGCTCCGTCGTAGGAACTCGCTTGGCTAGCTGCAACATCTCCTATCCACCAAGCCCTATTCGATTTGTCGGAGGTAGTATTCCAGCCGGTTCCGGCGTTCAAAGTGGTGACGCCCGAGTCAACACCATCAACATAAATTTTTAAATCCGCACCAGAACTCCAAGTTGAATTCCAAGTCATCGCAACATGATGCCAGCCATCAGTCCAAGTTTTAAGTGCTGTAATCTCAAGAGCTGTATTCGTTCCGTCACCCAGATTAGCATAAATTTTAGATTGACCACCCGATTCG